TACAGATCCGTCTGAACCTACAGATCCGTCTGAACCTACAGATCCGTCTGAACCTACAGATCCGTCTGAACCTACAGATCCGTCTGAACCTACAGATCCTTCTGAACCATCAGAACCGTCTGAAAATCCTTAAAGGTTGAATGGTTTAGGAAAACCTAAATAATGTGTTATGTACGGATTTATTTCAAAAGGCAATAATCTATTCCAATTGACATGATTCGGCATAACACAAATTTTATCTTTGAATTTCCAATTCAGAAAATCTTGTTCTGGACAGTTTGAAAATGGATATTTACTAAAAAATTCTTTAACTTCATTTAAATCAAAATCATATTTGAAGTTCATAATCATAAAGCCAGCATTTATATATTCAAATTCTGTTATATTTAATGCTTTTAAAATCTGTTTTCTTCTATCATATAATCTATAGTAATTAGTATCTTCAAGACATCCATACAGTTTTTCATCAGTGTAACGGTCAAATATTTCAGATAAATCTTTATGTATTTCAATGTCTAAATCGATATTAAAAACTCTATCTATTTTTGATAAATCGGAGAAAATTTTTAATTTTGCTAATAATAAAGGCATAAAAGAATCGTATTCAGTTCGAGACTTAAAATCAAATTCAATTTTTGGTAATGCTCTAACTTCATAATTCGTTTTAATTTTTTCATTACTATATATATAGAAATTAATATTTTTATTTTTTAATTTCTTAAAAAGGTTATCTATAACGTAATTAACTCGTTTTTCATATCTTTTATTACAAACACAAAAACCAATCATTTTAATTCCTTCTCAGTTATAACAACAAATTCACAACCTTTATTTTTAGCAAATTCTTTTGCAGATTTCCACTTAGCTTGATTGATCATGTATGTTATCAATCTTTTTTTATATTTATCTGAGTTTGATGATTTAGGTGGCATTACTGTTTCACAGTATGGTTTTATTTCTACAAAGACTTTAGAACCATTTGTAAACTCAATAAAAACGTCTATATAGTAACGATGAACTCTATTGTCGGTTGGTTTTATATATTCAATAGGGAAAGGCTCAATAGAAAAATGTTTGACTTTAGGATTTAAATCGGCATAGACAAACATTTTTCTTTCAAGTAATGATTTATACTGTATATATAAACCATCATTTGTTATTTTGGTGGATTGCATAGTTTCATCTAAAGGTCTAACAAACTTATTTGGGTTTGTTAACTTATACCATCCACGATAAGGACTATAAGCCATTAAGCATACCGAGCATACATGTCATCTATATGGTCTAAGTAGTTGTATTCGTCTTTTGACTTTTTAATCGGAGTTGGATCTCTCAAAGAATCTCTCATCTTTTTCCATGCTCTACTATCCTTTAATTCCTTTAATGATGCTGTTTTTACATCTTTGCCGGTCTCCTTCTTAAAGTCTTTAACAAATTGACTATAAGCCATTTCAACATCATATGGTAACTTTGAATCGGCTTCACACATAAGCATTAGAACGTTAAATTTTATCATTTTTTTTTGTTTCCTTGTATTAAATAGCTTTTTCTTTTATTTATACGCTCTAAAACGCTCTCTATTGCATTAAACCGTTAAATAATACATACCTATTACTTTTTAATTCTAATGCGTTCTAGAGCATTCCAGAGGGGTTTCTGAGTGTTTTAATTGAACGGTATTTAAATTGAGTGGTATTTTAATTCTATTGCTTTAAATGTATTAAAGAGTTTTAAAATTTTTTAAAATTTTTTTAAAAAAGTACTTGACAACTAGTAAACTTTAAAGTATACTGTAATCGTAAAGTTAAGAGAGGTTCTTAACAAGAGTTAAAAAGGTTAAAAAAGGTTAAAGGTGTTAATTATGTGCAACGTAAAACAAATGAAATTAGAAACCAAAATCGCTAAAGTATCAGAACTCAAAGCTCAGATTGAAGCATTAACTAAAGAATTTGACTTAGTTAAAGAGTCAATCATTGAAGAATTGAAAAACAACAATTTAAAGTCCGCTGAATCTAAAGGTGTGAAGGTAACTTTCAAATCGGCTGTTTACACTTCTTACAGTGATGAAGCTGTAAAGGTTCTTGAGTCAAAAGGATTGCTAAATTGCATTAAAAAGTCAGTAAATACTGAAATGCTTAAATCAGCTTACAATGCCGGTGTTCTTAACGAGTCCGAACTCAAAGAATACTCTAAGAGTTCAGTAAGAGAAAGTTTAACTGTTAGCGTAAAGAAGTAATTCCAATAACTCCTACGACTCAAATCAAGCCACACAAAAAGTGTGGCTTTTTTGTTTAAGTTTTTGCTATGCTGAAGTTATTATTAAGAATATATTTTTTTCTAGGTGTTGAATCTGAACCTAGCCATTCACATAATGACTTTGAATCATCAAAGACTATAGGGATTATCATTTTATCAAGACCATCGGCTTTTATAACAGTATGTAAATCTTCTTTTTCCCATGAACCTAAACCTTTAAAGTAAAACGATGTTTCACCTTTCTTGACATTATCTGTCAAGTCATAAGACCATCTTATCATTTTGTTGTTTTTGAAGTATGCAATTATCGGTGTATGCAGAACATAGATGTTTTTTTCAAACAAGCGTAAATACTTATAGATAAAACCACTTAACAACGCTCTTATGTGAATACCGTCCAAATCTTCATCAGTTGCAAAGACTATATATCTGTATCCCTCATTTTTAATAATAGAATACAAAGTTGAAAGTTCCTTGTTAGATGTAAATTTTTGTTGGGAAACTTCCCATACATTAAGCGGTTTTCCTTTTAGAACATAGTACCCACATTCTGAAAGACCAAAAGCAGGCATAAGTGAACCTAGTGCGGACTCACCTTCGCAAATCATTAGGTATTTTTTTGTGTTAGTTGCTGTATAATATTTTTCATCTTTAATCTTTTTAGGCTTATCTATCTTTTTCAGTTCTTGCCTACGTTTAAATTCTTCCTTGATTTTAAAGACATCTATAATCGGATTGATTATATTATCATTCTTTAAAATTTTTTTTGCTAGACCTTCCAAATCACAATCTATGTGTTTGGAAACTTCACCTATTGTGTTTGTTAGTTTTTCTTTTGTTTGGGAACTGAATTTTGGATTTATAAAATCCTTTAAGAATACAATAAATTTTAATCTGTTTTTGATATCGGACTTTTTCAAGTCTTTGTATTTTTTATTTATCTTATCACATAAAAATTCGCATATTGAATTTGTAACGTAATCTATATGTGAACCACCGTCTTTAACATTCAAACCGTTAACAAAAGAAATCTGTTCAAAATCGTCAGAACTCATTACTCCTATCTTGAATGTTTCAGAGTCAATACACTCATAATCATTTGAAAAATATTTAATATATTCAGAAAAATTTTTTATTTTTATTTTTTTACCGTTAAAAATAAACATAATTTCGGGAAAACTCATAGATAGATTTATAAGTCTAAGGTATAAAATTTCTGAATAAACTTCACTTATTTCGGTTATTCCAAACCGTTCTAAATCAGGATAAAACTTTACATAAACACCATGACTTTGAGATTTTTTAACTGTATCAACATAAGAACTAGCATTATCCTTGAATGTTATCTCATAACGGTTTTCGCCATCGTCAGATATTGCAGTAAATTTTTTAGACCAAACATTAGTGCAGTAAGAACCTACACCGTTCATTCCTATGTGTTTTCTGTTTTCATCATCGTCAAAATTAGAACCAGACATTGCATAACCCCAGCAGAGATAAGGAATCCATTCACCTTCAGAATTTTTCTTTACTGGAATTCCAGTTCCGTTATCTATAACTTCAACGTATGTATCGCTGATGTTTACTTTAATTAGGTTACAGCCTTTAAAATTTGTTTTAATTGCTACGTCAACGGAATTGTCTATAATCTCATTTATGATTTTTAAAAGACCTTGAACGTATGTAACATCTGTTTTTATTATTTTATCGTTTCTAAAGATATATTCTTGTTGTGTAGTTTCGTTTGAAGCTCCTATGTACATATTCGGACGCTCAAGAATATGTTCACGGCTTGTTTTCTTTTGATAGTTTTCCATTTTTAAATTCTTTCGTAATATGAAAATTTGAATGTTACTTGTAGTTTCTCAATAGAATCATTATCATCTAAAGAAATCGAACCTACATTTGTGGGAAATACGTTATATAATCTATATCTAACTGAAGGAATAGCATTTATATTCAGCATATTTTCGTCAAATGTAAATTGTTCTATATCCACAGTGCAAGTAAAATCATTGACATTATCACCATTAGGCATTTTAACAAATTGAAATTGTTTACCACTCATAGAGATGTTTTCACCTCTTGTGTCGTACATTTCAATCCATTCGTCAAAAAATTTTTTTATTTTATGTTCTTCATCGAGATAAAAATCCATAGTCAAATCTGTTACATATCTACAACCTATAGGAACTGTAACAGAATGACCTTTGTATTTATAATCAGCGGTTGTAGTTTGTATTGACGGTAAAGATGCAGAAGTGCAGATAAAGTTCAAATCTTTAGCAAAGTTACCAAAGTCATTGAATTTAACGGCAAATCTGTTAGATCTAGCACCGTCACCAATAATACGTCTTAAAATTCTTGAATAGCTCATAGCTGTAAATCTGTTAAAATCGGATCTATCTTAATATCCCTATTTGAAATATCCGGTATAATCGGTTTTTCCGGTACTTCATATGTACTTTGAGTTTCACACATATCAATAGGTTTATCATCTATATTCTCATTTATATTCTCATTCTTGACTTCACATTTAGAAGTACATGAAGTTCCGTCCATGAAATCAAGATGAAGTTCCTTAATATCTTTTGAGCACGTTAAATGCAGTTCAAACATTAGAATTCTCCATGCAACATTTCATCAGGTATACCATGTTTTTCAGTAGAATTTTCAAGATTGCTTGAATTGATTGAATCGCTTGATTCGATATGTGGTTCTGTCTCAATCTTGCATGTCTGTTTTTGAAAATCGATATGAATATCTATCTTTTCTATCTTTTGATTGTTAGGAATATCTTTTATCTCAATTATCATTGTACCAAAAACCTCATCTTTTCGTTTTCATCATAGTACGGTGGTATAATGTATTTACCACTCAAAAAATACGGTGTTGCACTAAATTTAACAAGCCTTTCTTTTCCCATCAAAACACGATAATTTATCTCAGTTTCAAATGTTTCAATATGCATTTTTTGTGTTTTTTCAAGTAAAATTTTTTCTCGTGGTATAATTGACCTTAACGCTTCACTGTTTGTCATGGCTAATTTATACCTACCACTTAAATATCTACCAAGATACCATACTTTAGAACTTTTATCAATCATTGAAAGTTCGTACAAATCTTTTTTGTCAACTTTAAGCAAATAAGCATTCGTATTCTTAATTTCTGAAAAACAATCGTTGATAATGTATCTGTCATTGAAGTGATGCTGACTGTCTAAACGTCTGTAATATCTGTATTCGGAATCACTGTCAAGCGATATCACTTTAGAAACGAGATATCGCTCTTCAGATTTTGGACAAACATCATAGTCAACCATACACGGCTTTCTATCAATATCAAGATACCATGAATTATTTCCGGTTGTGGAAATATACTCAGTGTATTTAACACCGTTGTTTCTCAACGATGTTAAACATCTGTTATAAAAATCTATACTATAATATTCGTCTATCGTAATTAACATTAGAAGTTATCAACCGTTTCAACATTTTCAGTATAAAAATTTGTCGGTAATGTCAAGGCAATTGAACTCATTCTATTGCTATCAAGATATTCAACAAATTTTTTTGTATTTATACATTGTTTTTTAGATTCTAAAAATGCTTCAATACATTTAATCCTTATGGTTGAAGGTATGTATTCGGCAAGTATCAATTTTTTGTTCCTCTCATAGTTTTCTCTATACAAAGGATTTGAATTGAGTAAACTGTCTAATTGATTATCCTCAATTATCTTTCTCAGCTTGACTTCACCTATTCTAGGATTTTTCCAAACTTTTCTATGTCCGTATCGGTCATAAAATTTGAAATCGCTTTCAAATTCTTCTTTGAACGAGTCGGGTATTTTTAAATACTGTTTCGGTTCAAAAACTTGACTTTTACTATACATATAACTTATAAACTCGTTTGTGAACTCAGTCTTATCAAAAATCTTAGGAACACAATCGGCAGAATCACCAAGAATAACATGTTCAAGTAACCAAAAGTTCATGTCTGAACCTTTTGTTTCGGAAGTTATCCACTCTCTTTTTAATGGTGAATACTGTTTAACCTTACCGTATTGTTGTGCTTGTATCATATCTTTATCTGATGAAACTATAAGGATTGGCACACTTTTTGCATACTGCATACATAAACTCAAGATAACATCATCAGCTTCAGCATTTTCGACTGAAAGAACTCTATAAGGTGAGTTGATGGATAATTGTTCTACAAACTTAGAAATATCGGCAAAAATCTCATTAAAAGGTAAAGGGGATTCTTCACGTTTCAAAGCTCTTGAACCTTTATAAGAAGGCAGAATAGATTTTCTCCAATTACCGGAAGAAGTATTATCAAGGCATATAACTATTTCACCGTAGGTATTAGAATAATCTAATTGAATATTAAAGATAGTTTCGAGAATGAGCATTTTGACCTTAGGCATAAAGTCATCAGCGTTATATTTCCCACTTTCATTAAGTGTATAATTATTAGCACTTGTTATACCGTGGATATTTTGAAAAAGCAAACCGTTAAAATCGATTAAAATCATTATTTTTTCCTTAAAAAAAGAGTTACAAATTATTTATAATTTGTAACTCAAAGTAGGTTTATGGTTTGAAATGAAAAATTATAATCCCTTTAGGAAAGCGTCTAAATCATCCGTAGCTGAAGTTGTTGTAGTTGTAGATGCTGTAGATGCTGTAGGTGCACTTTCTGTAGGTGTAACTGTAGCTGTAGTAGCTGTAGGTGCTGTATTAACTTCAGATTTTGGTTCATCTGTTTCGATATTAACAGATTGAGAATCTTTAGGTTTAGGGGAAGCAGAAGATTTAGAGCCTATACCAAAAGTACCTCTACAAATTCTTTCGAGTTCTTTATACAGATCATCATAGCTCATAAAGTTTTCAGGTTTTTGTAATTCTGATAAATCGTATGTATGGTTAACAACGTCATCATAGCATTTCTTTTTAGCTTCATCATTCAAGTCACCATAAATGGTTTTACCATTAGGCAACTGCATGAATTCAGAGTTATCATAAGATGTGAAACCAGTATCAGCTTTATAGCACTTAAGGTTCATTACATAACCTTTAAGCGGATTAAAAATTTCTTTTCGCTGAATACCCATTTGGATTTCAGATTCAGACAAATTAACTGTTGCTTGAATTTTTTCAGCCATTGTTTTAGAAAATGCGTAAAGGAAAATTTTTCCTTCATTTTCTGGGTGAACCGGATCTTTAATGATTTTAATATTGCAAATCCATTTTTCTTTAGTCTTAAACTGTCTTGCAATATCTTTATCTTCATTCCAATGGTCAATATAAGTCTGATGGAAAGGGCAAGGCTTACCGATTGAACGAGGAGACCAAGCATTTATCCACTGTTTAGAACCGTTGATGTCTAAAGTAGTTTCAATCTTATACATCTTGATAATAAATCTTTTGTTTTTGTCCGGCATTAAGGCAATGATAGCATGACCGTTACCGGCTTTATCCTTATCAAGCTTATAAAATCTTTCATCGGCATAATCTTTTTTATCGTTTTCGAACGGATTAGTACCGATAGCATTATTCATAGTTTCAAAATCAAAACTGTTTACGTCAAAATTTTCCATGATTCAATTTTCCTTTTTTATTTTACTGTTTTATTTGAGATTAAAAGTGTAATATATTCAGATTCAAAAATAATTCTGTATGCATTACGTTCTTCATTATATAAAATTTTTACATCGTATTCAACATTTGGTATTCTATTTATAACTTCTAAACTTATACCAATCTTGAAATTCTTTTCTGACACTTCTTCTTTTTTAATTTCAAAAGTATTAGAGGAATTATTAAATGAACCAAAAACACCTAGACTGATAGATGTTTGTTCGTTACAATCAATAAAGCATGTATCTAAATCTTTAAAAATTGTTGAAGCATCTTTAATTTTTTTCAAATCGAGTGAAGTCAACTTCATTTCAAGAACAAGAGGGAAAGCTGAACATTTATCAAACTGTTCTTTCTTGAATTCAAAATGATTCATTATATCGATTGATGATGTTAGATATTTAACGTTTGTTGTTTTATCTGAGATAGAAACAATATTGTTTGAAATGTTAACATCATAATCACTGAACAAGTTAAACACATTTAAAAAATTTGATAACTCGTACAAACCTATTTTTTTATCAAATCCATCTGTATCAAATTTACTCAAATCAAACATGTATGCAATATCTGATGATTCTGTTTTGCCTACAGTAATAGGATATTCAAGAACGATAGAATCAGTCATTTTGTTCACGCTTTTTAAAAAATTGATAGTTTCTTTATTAAACATTTTTTTTCACCTTTCAAAAAAATAAAAACTTAACCTTGTGCTTCAATTTTATTCTTTTTTACAAGTTCTTGACCAAACATGGCTTGACCAACGGCATTATAGAACTCGTAATTCGATTTAGGTACATAAACGGTATTACCTAAATAATTACCCGATGTAAAGATGGCAGAACCACCACCGGATAAAAATATAAAATCACATTTATCAAGTATATCACCATAACTTCTTTCGATCAACTCAAGAAGTTCTTTAATATACTGTTTTTTAATTTCAACAATTTCAGAACTATAGTTAAAAATCTGACCTCTCAACTTATATGAGTTTGTGTTAATGATTTCTTTTGCTTCATGCAGATTGATATCTCTATCGTGTTTTTCTTTTATGAGTTTTGCTATCTTTGAAGCAACTTTCATAATTCCTTCATGCTCAACACCTTGAAAAACGTCCGGTGAGGTTTTACCATCGGAAACTTTGAACATGTCAAGTGTATTGAAGCCGATATCAACACCTATGTAGTTTGAGCTTGCTGTAAATTCGGTTTTTAAATTTGGAAAATCGTAACCGTATTTGTCGATACAGAGTTTAGAGCCGGCTCCTTGAGGAATTACAAAAACGTTCTTAAACTTGTAGTTGATACCATTGACTTCAAAGTTCATTAGGGAATCTCTAAAGTTTCCTGAATTAAGGATTTGAGCTTTTGAG